AACCTAATATTGCTGAAGAATTTTGGACTTCAATATCTCCTACACTAGCAACTGGTGGTAAAGCAATTATTACATCAACGCCTAACAGCGATGAAGACACGTTTGCTATGATATGGAAGGAATCTAACAATAAGTTTGATGAATTTGGTAATGAGAAAGATGTAGGAGTTAACGGTTTTCATCCATTTACTTGTCACTGGAATGAGCATCCTGATAGAGACGATGATTGGGCTAAGGAAGAACAGGGGCGCATTGGCGAAGAAAGATTCCGTCGTGAATACGGTTGCGAATTTTTAATCTATGATGAAACATTAATTAACAGTATTGTATTAGCTAATATGTCTGGAGCAGATCCTATTTTTAAAATGGGCCAAACTCGTTGGTACAGAAAAATTAGTTCTGATAACATGTATCTTATATCTTTGGATCCTAGTTTAGGTACTGGGGGAGATTTTGCGGCTATAGAAGTTTTTGAATTACCCTCATTTAAACAGGTAGCAGAGTGGCACCATAATACTACACCTATAGAAGGGCAAATTAAAATTTTAAGGGAAATATTAAAATATCTTCAGGACCAAATGCCAGAAGGAATGAACAATATTTACTGGAGTATAGAAAATAACACAGTGGGCGAATCTGGATTAGTAGTCATTAAAAACTTAGGGGAAGAAAACTTCCCAGGATTGATGATCAGTGAACCAGTACGTAAAGGCCATGTACGTAAATTTCGTAAAGGATTTAACACTACACACGGCAGTAAGATTAGTGCTTGTGCAAGATTAAAACATTTAATTGAAACAAGTAGAATGGAAATCTACAGCAGAAGTTTGATCTCTGAGCTAAAAACATTCATTGCTACCGGATTCAGCTTCAAAGCTAAAAACGGTGATCATGACGACCTAGTAAGCTCATTATTATTACTAATTAGAATGAGTGCCCTAATAGCAGATTGGGACCCAAGGGTATTTGAGACCCTTAGTGGACAAAGTGCAGACGAAGATTTTGAAGCACCCTTGCCCATTTTCATAAGTAGCACCCTAGGCTAAATATAACTATGACAGCAAATTTTCAAAGAATATCACAAGATTTAGTGCAACAACTGTCTGCTCGCTTTCCTAATATGCGTAAAGAGACAGGTGATGCTAAGCCAATTGACGGCAAAAAATTGAAAGATACAGATGTTAGAAAAATCAGCTTTGATTACACAGATCGCAGAAACGGCGAAAAACTAACAAATGTCAGTATCAGTTTAAATGATGAAGGCGAAAAGCCCTCTTTAAGCGTAATTTGGAATAAAAACCCAGACGATGATAGCTGGTTGAATTTTTTAGAAGAATTAAGCACATTTGCACAAGGTCACGGAATGGATTTTGATTTACAGAATCCATCACAGAGTAATTTAGATAAAAGAGATCCTATCGGAGAAGCAAAAATGATTGAGTCAAGATTGTTTGGAACAAGTAAAACTAGTTTCCAAGAAATGGGCGAGGCTAAGATAATAGTCAAACACACCCAGCCAGTAAATTATAATGCCGCTAACGGTAGGACGCAACACATTGAAAGAATTTTTATTGAAAATTCATTAGGGGAACGCTTTGCTTATCCAGTTAAACATTTAAATGGTGCAAGAGCCCTAGCACGTCACGTTGCTGAAGGTGGAACTCCATATGATAACATTGGACAACACATTATAGGTCTTAGCGAAGAAATGTCCAAATTACGTTTCTTTAAAAACTATGTTGATCGTAGTCCTATAATTAGTGAAAATATGGGAACAATTCAAAGTAAAGTAATTGAGCGTATTGACCAAGTTAAAAAAGAAATTCATGCATTACAAACGCCAAAATATTATGCAGAGTTCCGTGAAAGTTTTACAGTTAAAAATAACAGAGAAATTCCAGAAGATATTTTAAATGATTGGATTGATAGATTAACTGTACGTAGTTTTAATGAAGAATTAAAAACAGTTTTCCCTTACATTTATAGTCTTGTAGATGAATCAGATATTCCAATTAAAGAATTAGATGCTGAAGATCTTTTAAGTGAAACACAAACTGACGGCGAAGCAGATACACAATACGAAACATTAGATGAATTTTCTACATTTGAAAGACATATTCAAGGTATTGTTTCAGAAGACGACGATCTTTTTGGCAGTAACGAAGAACGTCAAGCACAAGCAATTCAAACATTACAAGATTTATTCAGCCAAGAGGTACCAATTGGCACAGCTGGTGATAATATTAACAGCAGTTTAGATGGTATTATTGATGATAAAAAATTAGAACAGGCTTTTGAACTATTAGCAGAACTTGGTCTAGATGAAATGGATGCAAGACCGATCGTTTCTGAATTTTTAAAATCATATGACGCTGAAAACGGTACAGATTTTAGTGTAAAGATTGGTTATGACACCGAAGCAGGAGCACAAGAAGCACCCCCAGCTGAGCCAGCGGCAGGTGCAGAACCGGCAGCACCGGTAGCACCGCCTCCTGAAGCGGCAGCACCGGCAGCACCACCTCCTGAAGCGGCAGCACCGGCAGCACCTCCTCCTGAAGCGGCGGCACCAGTTGCGGCACCAGTTGCTGAAGAAGATGAAGACATGATGAAACAAAAATCCGCAAGACATTCAAAAAGCAAAAAACTTTTTGATGAAATAGCAGAACGTGTTAGTGGATTCTTTAATGCTAACGAGGGAACTTTTACTATAGGTGAGGAAGGATTTATCACCAAAATGTGTAAAGAATTAAAAGAAAAATACGATGTTGAGCCAGACACAATGAGAGCAGAAAAATTTGATAGAATGGTCGAGAGTGCTTGCAGACGTATTATGGAAGTTTACAAGACTAGACACGCCGCACAATCAGAACAAATGCGTATGCTAAAACTAGCAGGATTAAGATAAGGAACAACATAATGTACTCATTAAGAAATTATATCGATATTGTTGAAGGCAACCCAATAAATGAAGCTCCGGTTGCGGCATTTGGACAAAATGCGGCAGCGGCTCCAGCAGCGGCAGCTCCAGCACAACCGGCACCGGCTGCTGGAACAACAGCGGCGTTAGATCAACAGAAAAAAGGCATTGCCGCAGGAGCACCTGGTGCAACACCACAACCTGCTCCAGCGGCGGCAACAGCGGCAAACCCATATACTGGTCCAGATGCTGAAAAATTTGCTAGACTTAGTCCTGAAGATCAAGCATGGTATACTAAAGGCGGCGGAAAACCTGATCTAAATGATCCTATTATTGCTAGTAGAGCACCTAATAAAGGTAAACTTGGTCCAGCACCAGCGGCACCAGCGGCAGCTTCAGGCGGTGCCCCAACAAGTACTAGTAGTTATACTGGTCAGGCAGCAACTCCATCACCGGCGGCAACTCCATCACCGGCAGCAGGTGCGGCCGCAGGGGCAGCGGCAGGCGGCGCGGCGGCAGCAATGGCGAATCCTGCAAAGCCTCAAGGTGCGGCAGCAGGTGCGGCAGCAGGCGGGGCAGCTCCGGTGGCAGCGGCACAACCAGCGCCTGGAGCAGTGGCAGCATTTGGACAAAATGCAGGTACACCGCCGGCCGCAGGTGGCGCAAATCCAGCTACAGGTGTAAATGCTCAAGGTCAAAACGTTACAATGCCAGATGGCACAAATCCTGAAACTGGTGAAAAAACTGCCGCAACCCCAGCTCCAGCACAGGCAGCAACTCCAGCTCCAGCAGCCGCAGCCAACAGAGATGCTATGCCGTTTGGACAAGCATTTGCTGATGCAAGAGCAAAGGGTGAAAAAGAATTTACATGGAAAGGTAAAAAGTATGCTGTAAAAATGGCCGCACCTAAAGCAAAACAGGCAGCAACTCCAGCCCCAGCTAAACCATTACCTGGTAAAGCTGTTCCAGGCGGCGGTCAAATATCAGACACACCGGCAGCTGAGAATATTCAAATGAACGAGTTTGATATGGATATGGATCGTATCATGAAAAATATGGGCGCATCTAACAAAGCTAATTCTTTTAAATCAAATATAGATGGAAAGGATGATGACACCGAAGCAGGGTTCAATACAGCAATGAACAAGTTTAGCGACATGGCTAAAAATATGAATCTTCCAACTGGTGCTAAGATTGATCCAAGCAATATTCAAAGTTCAGTTGATTCTATTAAAAAAGGTATTATGGGTCAGTTTAATAATATGCCAAAAACAGATCCAGGCAATAGTAACCCTTCTGCACCAGGCGCAAACATTCCAAACCCAACAAATACTGATGCTCAAGATCCCAAAGATTTACTTAAAAAAATGCCAGAAGCTGACATTCAAAAATTAAGTGGAGACGATGCTAAAGTATTATTGGCACAACTGAAAAAACTAGCAGGTATGTAATTGGCTAAAAAATACCAGTTTTAAGCAAAATTTAACTTGCGATTATAAATAAAAGTGCGTACAATAACATGTATGCACTTTTTGTTTGTGTAGTGGCACAAACAAATACAGGCAAACAAAGGCATATTAAAGGAGAAATATTATGGCATCTTTGGCTGAAATTAGAGCAAAATTAAAAGAGCAAGAGTCACGTGGTACAGGCGAAAAAACTGGCGGTGACAATTCAATTTACCCATTCTGGAATTTAAAAGAAGGACAAGAATCAGCAGTACGCTTTCTTCCAGATGGCGATTCAAATAACACTTTTTTCTGGGTTGAACGAGCAATGATTAAGCTCGAGTTCGCTGGAATCAAAGGTGAAACCGAAAGCAAAAAAGTAATGGTACAAGTACCCTGCATGGAAATGTATGGCGAAACTTGCCCGGTACTAAGTGAAGTACGTGCTTGGTTTAAAGACCCAGCATTGGAAGACATGGGTCGTAAATATTGGAAAAAGCGTAGTTATGTTTTCCAAGGCTTTGTGACTGAAGATGGTCTCAAAGAAGAAACTAAGTCAGAAAATCCAATTCGTAGATTTATTATTGGTCCACAAATCTTTACATTGATCAAAGGTGCATTGATGGATCCAGAAATGGAAGATTTGCCAACTGACTTCACTCACGGTGTTGACTTCCGCTTAATCAAAACCAGCAAAGGCGGATATGCTGATTACAGCACAAGTAAATGGAGCCGTCGTGAACGCCCATTAACTGATCAAGAACAGGCTGCTGTTAAACAGTATGGCTTGTTTAATCTCAAAGACTTCTTGCCTAAGAAGCCAACCGATGTTGAACTAAAAGTCATCAAAGAGATGTTTGAAGCATCTGTAGATGGTGAAGCGTTTGACATGGAACGTTGGGGACAGTATTACAAACCAAGTGGTGCTGGTGCTGCCACTGGTGATCCAGTAGCAACATCTACTGCTAAGGCTGCTCCCGCTCCTGTAGAAGAAAGCGATGCTCCTTTTGATGCTGATGCACCAAAAGTAGAAACAAAGGCTGCTCCTACTGCTAGTACAACTGCAAACGGCGACAATCGTGCCCAAGACATTTTGGCTATGATTCGCAACCGTCAGAAGTAATAATTTTAAGGGGCCTAGTGCCCCTTAATAACTACTAGAGTTCAAGGAGAATAACTATGGCTAGTAAAGCCTTTGATTTAAGCAAATTTAGAAAAACATTAACAAAAAGTATTGATGGTCTTGGTGTAGGATTTAATGATCCTACAGACTGGGTCAGTACAGGCAATTACGCATTAAACTATCTTATCAGTGGTGACTTCCATAAAGGTATTCCTTTAGGCAAAGTTACTGTGTTTGCTGGTGAAAGCGGTGCAGGCAAAAGTTACATTTGTAGCGGCAACTTAGTAAAAAACGCACAAGAACAAGGCATATATGTCGTGCTAGTCGACAGTGAAAATGCCTTAGATGAAAAATGGCTAAAGGCATTAGGTGTTGATACTAGTGAAGAAAAATTACTAAAACTCAACATGGCAATGATTGATGATGTTGCTAAAACTATTAATGAGTTTATGAAAGAATATAAGGCTATGGAGGAACGTCCAAAAGTCTTATTTGTTATTGACAGTCTTGGTATGTTGCTAACCCCAACAGACGTTAATCAGTTTGAAGCAGGCGATTTAAAAGGTGACATGGGTCGTAAACCTAAAGCACTAACAGCACTTGTTCGTAACTGTGTTAACACATTTGGCAGTTATAATGTTGGTTTGGTCGCTACTAATCACACATACGCAAGTCAAGACATGTTTGATCCTGATGACAAAATTTCAGGAGGACAGGGTTTCATTTACGCCAGTTCTATTGTGGTAGCAATGAAAAAACTCAAACTCAAAGAAGATGAGGATGGTAACAAAATTAGTGAAGTGCGTGGTATTCGTGCCGCATGTAAGATTATGAAAACACGCTATGCTAAACCTTTTGAAAGTGTGCAGGTTAAGATTCCTTACGAAACAGGTATGAATCCTTACAGTGGTCTAGTAGACATGTCTGAGGCAAAAGGCTTGTTAAAGAAAGATGGCAATCGACTCAGCTTTACCACTTCTGATGGTGAAATTATTAAATACTATCGCAAAGAGTGGGAGCGTAATGAAGAAGGTTGTCTTGACAAAGTTATGACAGATTTTTCTAACATTAATCCACAAGATGAAATTACTGTAGAGGAGACAGTGGTAAATGACTGACAATCAAATTAGCGACATTTGGTTATTTTTTAAAGAATACATCGACAAGAAAGAATTAGGAGTGGCTGCTGAACAATATGTTGATTTGTTAGCAGACTTTGGCATCAAAGATAAAATTTTAGAAGGTGCTAGAGGTGCTGACGCAGAATTAGATGCGGCTATTGAATATTATCTTGAAGATGATGTTGAGGAAGAAACTAGTTACGAAGATTACGACGAAGACGAAGACTATTAATGTGGTATAATAAGATCAGTAAAGATATATCTAATATTCCTGATGCAGTGGAATATTACAACGCTGAGTTACAGGTTGCAAAAACAGAATGCCGTATAACGGGTAATATTGAAAAGGCAGCAGCCAATATGCCAGGCATCGTAGAGCAAAGATTTAGCCAACTTCAAGAAATTGAAGCTATATTAGAATATCTTAACA